TAGTAGTAGACTCCGGAAGAGACAGTCTACTAAAGAAATGGAAAAATACAGAGAGATTCATAGAATCTTACAGGCTCACCACATAAACTCATTGACTGCAGTGGAATGTATCGATTATCTTGATCGGCTTTATGCTATCCGGCATGACATTGTAGACCAAATGATCAAGCATGACTGGTCAGACAATAAGGATGCTGAAGAGCCAATAGGCAAAGTCTTGCTTTTTGCAGGTATACCTAACAACATAATTACTGCTTTAGAAAAGAAAATCATACCAGACCACCCAAGTGGGAAGACACTTAAGGCGTTCTTTAAAATGACCCCGGATAATTATAAAATCACTGGAGCCCTAATTGAGTTTGTTGAGGTAACTGTGACTACAGATGTCGATAAAGGAATTAGGGAAAAGAAGTTAAAGTATGAATCGGGGTTGAAGTATTTAGAACAAGAACTTCACACGTTTTTCTTGAAGGGTGAAATTCAACAGCCTTATAAAATCACTCTCCAAGTAGTCTCAGTGAGAACTGATGGTTCTAATATCTCAACACAGTGGCCAAGTAGAAGGACTGATGGGGTAGTTCAATACATGAGGCTTGTACAGGCAGAAATTAGTTATGTGAGAGAACATCTTGTAAAGGCTGAAGAGAGGGCAGCACTAGAAGCTATGTTTAACTTAAAGTTTAATATAAGCAGCTTGAAGACACAACCTTATTTTATCCCTGAGTATAAGGGGATTAATCTTATTGCACCAAAAATTGATGGGTTACTTCAACACACAAAAGAGTGGTTATCTAAAACACATTCCTTTTCATTTTATGAAGTTAAAGGCTCAGCTGTTTTTGACTGTTTCAACTCTAATGAGGCCACACATGGGACTAGATACCCAATGTCAAAGCAGCCCAGAAATTTTTTACTTATTCAGTGTTCTTTGATCTCATCCTATAAGCCAGCAACGATCTTATCTGACCAAGTTGACAGTAGACGGGCATGTAATCAGTTTCTTAGTATTATACCTGAGACTCCTGTCTCTTCATTGATTCATGATATTGCCTATAAATACAGCAATTTAACACGGGAAGATATGCTTGCTTTTTATTCACCCAGGATACATTTCAATGCTACACAAAATGTAAAAGAGCCAGGTACTTTTAAATTAACAGCCACCAGTTTGAGGCCAGACTCCAAGGCAATGCTTGATATATTAAGTAAGCACAATGCCTGTGAGAAGAAAGGTGCATTAATTGAAAGCTTGAATATAAGCAGCCATATTACACAATCGGATTGTGTCAGTTTGGTGACCAAAATTTTATCTGACTTGGAGTTAAACATTACAGAAACATCTATTCATGAATCATTCACTACAAAGCACACTTACGTTGATAATGTCCTAGAAAAATTCTTTAAGAATGAAACACAACGATATCTTATTGATGTGTTAAAGAAAACAACAGCATGGCACATAGGGCATATGATAAGGGACATTACTGAGAGTTTAATTGCACATTCTGGATTAAGGAGGTCTAAATATTGGTCATTGCATGCATACAACAATGGCAGTGTGATATTATTCATTCTGCCCTCCAAGTCTTTAGAGGTTGCAGGGTCATTTGTGCGGTTTGTTACTGCTTTTAAGATGGGTCCTGGTTTGGTGGATAAGGATAATCTTGACTCCGTTATTGCTGATCAGGGTTGTATTTGGGGAATTTCTAAAGTAATGAGTTTAGATTTGAACCGGCTCTTAGCACTTAATATTGCATTTGAGAAGGCACTTGTTGCAACCGCAACATGGTTTCAATACTATACGGAGGACCAGGGACAGTTCCCCTTGCAGCATGCTGTAAGATCTGTCTTTGCATATCATTTTCTCCTGTCAGTGTGTCAGAAAATGAAAATCTGTGCTATATTCGATAACCTTAGGTACCTGATTCCTGCTGTGACATCGTTGTATTCAGGTTTCCCATCCTTGATCGAGAAACTTTTTGAACGACCCTTTAAGAGCTCATTGGAAGTTTATATTTACTATAACATTAAAAGTCTCTTAGTTGCCCTAGCACAAAATAATAAAGCTAGATTTTACTCAAAAGTTAAACTGTTGGGTTTGACTGTTGACCAATCTACAGTTGGGGCAAGTGGTATTTATCCATCATTCTTATCACGTGTGGTGTACAAGCATTATCGTAGCTTGATATCTGAGGTAACAACTTGCTTTTTCCTATTTGAAAAAGGCTTGCACGGTAATGTGAATGAAGAGGCTAAAATTCATCTCGAAACAGTTGAGTGGGCCATCAAATTCAGAAAAAAGGAGGAGACTTATGGGGAAGTTCTTGTTGAAGGTGGTTACACACTTGATGATCTATGTCAGCATCCTGAACTTGTTGAGCAACAGCTATATTGCCAGGAAGCTGTGGAATTAGCTGCAGCAGAGCTTAATCTTATTTTATTAACAAAGTCTCAAGTCGTTGCAAACAGCATGTTATCAAAATACTGGGAAACACCATACTTTAGCCAGACAAGAAACATAAGTCTGAAGGGGATGTCTGGACAAGTGCAGGAAGATGGCCACTTATCTTCATCTGTAACAATCATTGAAGCCATCAGATACTTGTCTAACTCACAACAGAATCCTTCTGTCCTAAAATTATATGAGGAGACTAGGAAAATAAAAGCGCAAGCTCGCATTGTCCGAAAATTTCAGAGGACTGAAGCTGATCGTGGCTTTTTTATCACAACTCTAGCTACTCGTTGCCGGTTAGAAATTATTGAAGATTATTATGATGCAATCTCAAAGAATGTTGCAGAAGAGTATATTTCTTACGGGGGTGAACGCAAAATTCTATGTATTCAATCTGCACTAGAGAAGGCTCTTAGGTGGGCATCTGGAGAAAGTTTCATAGACTTAAGTAATGGGAAATTTATTAGAATGAAGAGAAAGCTCATGTATGTCAGTGCTGATGCAACTAAGTGGTCACCTGGGGACAACTCTGCAAAGTTCAGGAGATTCACAGCAGCAGTGCATAATGGCCTCCCTGATGAGAGGTTGAAGAACTGTGTGATAGATGCACTCCGCCAGATTTATAAGACTGACTTCTTCATGTCAAGAAAATTGAGGCGGTATATCGATTCTATGGAGACTCTGGAGCCCCATGTAAAGGAATTCTGTGATTTCTTCCCGGATGGTCATCATGGTGAAGTTAGGGGTAATTGGTTGCAAGGTAACTTAAATAAATGCTCTTCCCTTTTTGGTGTTGCCATGTCATTATTATTTAAGAGATTATGGCAGGAATTGTTCCCAGAACTTGATTGCTTTTTTGAATTTGCTCATCATTCAGATGATGCTTTGTTCATTTACGGTTATCTAGAGCCAGTTGACGATGGGACAGATTGGTTTCTATATGTCTCACAGCAAATACAGGCAGGGAAGTTGTACTGGTATAGTGTGAATACAGAGATGTGGAAAAGCATGTTTAATCTCCATGAACATATTCTGTTGCTAGGCTCTATTAAGATTTCACCAAAGAAGACGACATTATCACCAACAAATGCAGAGTTCTTATCAACATTCTTTGAAGGTTGTGCTGTTTCCATACCATTTGTTAAGATATTGCTAGGTTCACTGTCAGACTTACCTGGCCTTGGTTATTTTGATGACTTGGCTGCTGCACAGAGTAGATGTGTCAAGGCTTTAGATATGGGTGCTTCACCTCAGATCGCACAACTTGCTGTGGCATTATGTACAAGTAAAGTAGAAAGACTTTATGGGACAGCTTTAGGAATGGTCAATCATCCAGCAACATATCTTCAAGTAAAGCATGAGGATACTCCTATACCCTTAGGAGGGAATGGGTCTATGTCCATTATGGAGTTAGCAACCGCAGAAATAGGTATGTCTGATAAAAACCTTTTAAAGCGGGCACTTCTGGGTTTCATGCACAAGCGTCAAAAGCAAATGGTTTATATACTTGGACTATTTAAATTCTTAATGAATTTATCAAAAGATACGTTTCAACATGAGAGACTTGGAGAATTCTCATTTATGGGAAAAGTTCAGTGGAAAATTTTCATCCCAAAATCTGAATTTGAGTTTTCAGACATGTATACTCATAAGTTTTTGAAAATATGGAGTGACCAACATGCCACATACGATTATATTATTCCGAAAGGGCGTGATAATCTAATTATTTACCTTGTGAGAAAAATAAATGACCCAAGTATTGTTACAGCCATGACAATGCAGTCCCCTTTACAGCTAAGGTTCAGGATGCAGGCAAAACAGCATATGAAAGTCTGTAAATTAGGTGAAGACTGGGTGACGTTTAGGGAAGTGCTTGCTGCTGCACATAGCTTTGCATCAACATATGAGGTTAGTCAAATAGACCTAGACTTATTTCAGACATTGACAGATTGTACTTTTTCAAAGGAGTATGCTTGGAAGGATTTCTTAAATAGTGTTCATTGTGATGTCATACCTACAAAGCAAGTGCAAAGGGCAAAAGTTGCAAGAACATTCACTGTCAGAGAAAAGGATCAAATTATTCAGAATAGTATCCCTGCAGTAATAGGTTATAAGTTTGCAATATCAATTGATGAAATGTCAGATGTCCTTGATGTGGCTAGATTCCCTGATTCACTGGCTGTTGATTTAAAGACAATGAAGGATGGAGTGTATAGAGAGTTAGGCTTAAATATATCTGACCCTGAGGTTATGAAGAAGGTGGCACCTATGTTGTATAAGAGTGCAAAATCTAGGGTCGTTATAGTTCAAGGAAATGTAGAAGGCACAGCAGAATCTATCTGCGCCTACTGGCTGAAGACTATGTCATTAGTTAAGACAATTAGGGTTAAGCCTCATAAAGAGGTCTTGCGAGCTGTTTCAATTTTCAATAGAAAGGAAGATATCGGTCAACAGAAGGACTTGGCTGCATTAAGGTTATGTATTGAAATTTGGAGATGGTCAAAAGCTAATAATGCCCCATATAAGGAGTGGTTCCATGCTCTGTGGTTTGAGGACAAAACTTTTTCAGAGTGGCTTGATAGATTCATACGAGTTGGTGTCCCTCCTGTTGACCCAGAGATACAATGTGCTGCTTTGATGATTGCAGACATCAAAGGAGATTTATCTGTTCTACAGCTTCAGGCTAATAGGAGAGCATATTCAGGAAAACAATACGATGCTTACTGTGTCCAAACATACAATGAGGTCACAAAGCTGTATGAAGGCGATTTGCGAGTGACCTTTAATTTTGGATTAGACTGTGCTAGGTTAGAGATATTTTGGGAAAAACAGACCTATATTCTGGAGACCTCAATAACTCAGAAGCACGTGTTAAAGATTATGATGGATGAAGTAACAAAAGAACTTTTACGATGTGGTATGAGGTTTAAGACTGAACAAGTATCTGGTGCTAGGCATCTAGTACTGTATAAGACTGAGTCTGGTTTTGAATGGGGTAAACCTAATATCCCTTGTATAGTCTACAAGAACTGTGCGCTAAGAACAGGCTTGAGAACTAATCATGCAATAAACCATAAGTTCATGATCTCTATAAAGGATGATGGTCTACGGGCCATTGCTCAGTTTGATGAAGAAAGTCCACGTTTCCTTTTAGCACATGCTTTTCATACAATCAAGGATATAAGGTATCAAGCTGTGGATGCTGTTAGTAATGTTTGGTTTTATCACAAGGGGGTTAAGTTATTTTTAAATCCAATTATATCATCTGGTCTATTTGAGAATTTTCTAAAAAACCTTCCTGCAGCAATTCCACCTGCAGCTTATTCTCTAATCATGAATAGGGCCAAAATTTCAGTTGATTTATTTATGTTTAATGACCTTCTTCGTCTCATAAATCCAAACAATGTACTTGATTTGTCAGGTCTCCAGCCAACTGAAGATGGGTTTAGTACTGTTAGTAGTATGTCGAGTCGATTATGGTCTGAAGAGGTCAGTTTTGTTGATGATGATGAAGAAATGGAAGATGAGTTTACAATAGATTTGCAAGATGTGGACTTTGAAAATATTGACATGGAAGCTGATATAGAACATTTTCTGCAGGATGAAAGCTCATATACAGGTGATCTATTAATCATGTCAGAAGAAACTGAGGTGAAGAAAATGAGAGGTATTGTAAAACTCTTAGAGCCTGTAAAATTGATAAAAAGTTGGGTCTCAAAGGGTTTGTCAATTGAAAAGGTATACAGCCCAGTAAATATTATATTGATGACAAGATATCTTTCCAAGAATTTTAGTTTTTCTGACAAGCAGGTTTCACTATTAGACCCATATGATTTGACAGAATTGGAAAGTATCGTTAAGGGTTGGGGTGAGAGTGTTGTTGACCAGTTTGAAACACTTGATAAAGAGGCTCAGCACCTTGTTATCTCAAAGGGGATTTGCCCAGAGGATGTTGTTCCAGACTCCTTGTTTTCTTTTAGACATACTATTGTCTTGCTAAGAAGATTATTTCCTCCTGATTCTGTCACCACTTTTTATTAATGCTTATTTTCTTTTTCATTTTCCGGAGCATACTACTA